CCCTTTTCCTAAGAAATCTAAAACCTTATTTACGGATGCTGATGGCCCAATGGCTCTAATAAGCTTATCATGCTTTGCGCTATCTATTCCCAAGTAGTTTAGGTAATAGGATGTAGGTATCTCTTTTTGGTCGCTTAAAACAAACTCAGCTTTAAGTGCATTACGAAGTCCTGTTCTTGATTTTGCGTAAATATTACTCAAATCGCCCATTCCTAAAAATGAGTTTTGGATGAACTTTCCAATTTGAGTTTTTGACTTGAATCCATTTGACGAACCAGACAGGCCTACTCCAAACAACGCAGCTTTACTATATAAGTGGTTTTTAGATTGTTTTGAGGTTAGATACGGGAAAGAACCAGAAATAGCACTGTAAAACTGAGCAGGTCTTTGGTCTGCTCTAGCAAGGGCTTTTGCAGCCCACATTGTATAACCCGCTCTTAATGCTTTATTGGTTGTTGTCATGTAGTCATTACTACCTATATCAATATAAGTTTCATTACCCTCATTAACAATACTATTGAATACATTCTGTTTGTCTCTAAAAAAGTTTGCTATAATATCATATTCTTTTGGATTCGAAAACATATCCTTGAATGTTGGGTTGTCTAAAAGATACATTAGCTTATTCAAATCTCCTCTAGCTTCTACATCTATATTAGCACCCTTCATTCTTGCAATAGCATTTTTAACAAAAATACCTGGGTTTAGTCTTAGGTTGTCTCCTAGGGTTTCGGCAAAGTTTATTTGACTAAGAATAGCTGCGTCTGACATAGAAACTGCTTGCTGGTCAGTAGCGCCATCATCATTTCCGTCATATGTATTTTTACCATTAGCATCGCTATTATCTCCTTTTCTCAAGGGAATTGGGATGTATGTCCCGTCAACAAATGGAACCTCTGTCCCTCTGTCTTCATTTTTTAGCTCACCTCCATAATCTTTTATTCTCTTGAGTGCTGCGTCATTGTTTTGCATAGACGCCAACTTTTGAACAAAGTCTTTATTGAATTGCTCTGTAGTTAAGTCGTCAAAAGAATTGGCTTTTTCAAATCCAAGTTTTTCGTATGTAGACTTCCAAAGCTCATATCTTTCTTTGAATTTTTTCTGTTGTACAGAGCCTTCAGCCTCTTCGTACTCTTTTCTTCTTATGTCAAGCTCTTGTTTTACCAAACTTTTCCATCTGGAAAACTCAATATCTTGTTTAGCTCCAGATTGAGCTTCTTGCTCATACTGAGCTCTTACTTCTGGGTATTTGTTTAAAAGGTTATCTAAAGCAGCTTGGTTTTGCTCTACATCATTTCCTTGTTCTATCTGCTTTACAGTATCAAGAAAAAGTTTTTTGTCACCAGATTCCATTGAAGAAATAATTTCCTGCTTGCCTATTGTGACTCCAGAACGCCTAAAAGCACCTGCCAACATATATAATTCATACGCATTGTTTTGGTGATTGGCATCAGGAGCTATTTTTGTTCCATTTGCCTTGTTATAAGCTTTTACTGAATTTTGGTAATCTTTAAGCGTATTTAGGTATAATTGTTCAGCGGACTGTGTTTGTTCACTGATTTTTCTATTTATTTCCCTATACACATCATAAAACTCTTGCCCTACATAACTGTCACGAAACAAAGTTTTTAAAAGAATATCTCCAGTAGCGAAACCTTTTCCTTTAAGCACACCTCCACCGACACTTATGTTTTTTTGCGCCCATGCGTTTAGGTTTTGATACACTTGCTCCATACTCATGTCTGGAGTGATGCCAGCCTTCTTGAAAATATCTATCTTTCCAGGGGCTTTAGCAGCTATTCTTACAGCCATATCGTTGGCATCAAGTATAGATTCAACGAATCCAAAAGCTGGGTCTTTTCCAGCATCCAAATCATTAAAGAACTTGATAATATGGTTTGCTTGAGACTCAGGTAGAGATGCCATTAAATCAACATCTCTGTTTACGCTTTCAAATCTCGAGAATAAAGCAGCGACCCTTTCATTGTCAATGGGTTGTTTTTTAGCCGTCTCTGGCTTTTCAACACCCTCACCTTCAAGCTCTAGCTCTACTTGTTGTGGCTGTGGTTTTGTTTTGGATTGCGCCTGTTTTATTCTAGTGTTGAGGTCGAATTCTTTTCTTTCATCTTCTGGAATATCTACAAAATACATTGTTGGGTCGCTGATTGTATATGCTCCACCAACACTAAATCTCTCTGCATTTTCTCTTTCTCCAGACTTTACATCTTCTACATAAAGCTTGGCAGCTCTATCGCTTATCTGCTGTTGAGTGATTTCATAGTTGCCACCTTTTTCTTCTGCTTCTGCTTGAAGTTCTTTTGAAGCTCTTTCGTCATACTGTAGTTTAGTATCGCTGTCTAAAAAGTTATAACTAATCTCCGAAGGATATCGTGTTATTATGGCTTTTAATTGACCCTGTATGTCGGTAACATCCTCAGCCATTTGCCTAACTACGTTATTGGTTATCGTAGATGATTCGTACCAGTCCGTGTCAAGCTTGGCTTTTGTTTCCTCTAGTCTTGTTATAAGCTCTAAAAAGTTTTGTTTATCTGTAGCCGTCATGCTATTTACAAGCTCAGTCTTTCTCCTGTCCATAGCTATGACTTCTTGGTTGGCTTTACTTCTAATTTGAAGCGCAGTTTTCCCAATATCAGAATCTAAATTACCGTCTTGCTGAAGCTTAAGAACCGCAGCATCAGCCTCGTTTCTGCTCCTAATAACAGCGTTTTCAGATTCTAATGTAATGTTGTTTTTTATTAATTGATTCGTAGCTCTTCTAACCTGTCTTGTTTGTCCTGCTTGTGCGAATTTAGCCATAGCTGCAGAACTGAATATGCTTTGTAATCCAGTATTCTTCATTAGGCCTTGTGCCTTATCCCAATCCCATTCTTCCAAGCCCCATTGGGTGTTTAAGAAATATTGACTAATAGCCACCAACTCCTCTTCTGGAACCTCTGTAGCTAAAGCCTTTGGGCTTACTCCAAGTACTTTTGCAATTTTTTTTCTTGTGCTTAGACCATGTGTTTTAGAGAAAGCCTCAGCAATTTTTCTAGAGTTTTCCAATGTTTTTGGGCCCTTAAAGTTTTTAGCCCCAGACATTGCTTTAAAATATTTAAAAGTGAAAAGTCTATTTATAAGAACTTCCGAGCCTGCCTTGGATAAAGCAAGTCCCCTAGCTTCCCAATCGCTCATATTTAGGATGTCTTTTTGAGACTGTGTAAGCGTAGCTCCAGCCTGCAAGTCTTCGTTCGCAGCTTGTTTAAGGCCTTCTAATTCGCTTAAAGTGCCACCATAAGTAGATACCCCTGTTACAGTTAATCCGAAGTAAGGGTTTACCGTATAAGCAGCAAAATATGGGACCGATTGAGCTAATGGTTGGTTTGCAAGAGCAAGAAATTCACCAAAGCTATTTGCGTCAGATATCTCAGTGTCGAATAGAGGAAGGTATTCTTCTTTAAGCATTTGTACTTGTTCGGGACTAGGAAGACCTCCAGCGGTGGGCATACCAAACTGTGAAAAAACTATTGAGTCTGCGGCGTATTTATCCATGCCGACCATTTGGAACATATCCGATATAGCGGTTCCCATGTTTGCCATTACATCCATAGTTCCTATGCCAACACCTTGAACCAAATCTTCTACCCACTCATATGCTATTTTCATTTCAGCACCAAAAGCTCCTAGGGTGCCAGTAGATTCGTCAAACGATTCGTTTCTTTCAAGTATCTTGGCAGCTCCCTTTACAAGAGGAGAAAGAAATCCATAGGCCTCATGGTTTGGGTCTACCTCAACTTTTATCTTGCCTCTTATAACATCATTTCTTCCTGACGGGTCTAGAATTATTTCTTGAAGCGTGTTCAAAGACGAAACCATTCCGTTTATCTTTATACCGTCTGTTGGCATATCACCAAGGTCAAATCCAGCTTGTCCAAGGTTAGATATAAGCTCCTTGTTAAAAAGGTCTATGTTTGCATAGCTACCAGAAGTTGCTAATGCACTACCAATCATTTTAGATGAGCCTGACCTTCTAGAATATATCTTTTCAATATACCCATCAAGCTTCTTATAAAGTTCTTTTGTTACTCTTTGCTGGTCTGAATCTTTTTTATCTTGAGCTGCTCTTGCTATCATTCTAGCTCTAATGATTTCAGCTCCGCCAAACATACTAATATCATCCTCATCGCTAAAGTATTCATTTAACTCTCCAGAGGTGTCTAGTGATTGTTTTATTTGGTCTATAACCATCAGAGCTTTATTGGAGTTAAACACTCCATTTTTGTCGTAAAAATCAGCAGCAGACATATTAACGAATCCAGCTAATTCTTCAATCTCAGAACTCAACAATGATGAAGCCCTGTTTGTTTCCATGTAAACATCAGCAACAATATTTTGACTATTGGCAAAAACATCATTCATACCATCCATCACAGCAGGATTCGAAATCTTTTGACCGTCTTTATTTACACCAACCAAAAAATCTTTCATCTGACCAAACCTTTTTAATTCAAGTTTAGCTATATCTTCATCTGTTTGACCTGAAGCTCTAAGCTGAGCCTTATAGCCGTCTGTAAATAGTCTATGAGTTTGTTTTGTGCCGTCTGGGAGAATTATTTCTAATTCATTTTCTGTAAACCCACTTTCGTTAACTTTTATTCCGTAATTACGAAGTACGTTGTTAAGGGTGATAGATGCGTCTCTTTCAGACATATTAAACACGCCTTGCGGTATATTGTTGACTACGTTACTTAAATACTTTTGCTCGTTAATATAACCGCCAACTCCCTTGACAGAAATTTCGTTTTTCCATGAATCAAAGTCATACGCAACAAGTTCTTCGCTTCTAGTATACCCTTCTCGGTTTAATTCCTCTTCGCTAAGAGTTATTGTTGAAATGTAGTCCGATGAAGAAGCTCCATCTCCAGAAGTGGATTGTTGTTCCGAATCTGTAACAATGTTTGGTTGGCTTGAAAAGTCGTCCAAAGAAGTCTGGACTTGATTTTTTTTTTCAACGAAAGATTTATCTATCCAACTGTTGTAGATAGAATCCGCTTCTTGTTCGTTAGGCAAAGTCTCCATTAGACCATTCAACACATGAAACTCTCTAATGTATGTTTTTAAGTCGCTTCTACTAGCGTAGCTATAAAGAAGTTTTTCATCTGTTTTTTTTCCAGCCGCCTCTAAAGAACTTTTGAAGTAGTTAAAAGCCTTGTTTACATCAATAGGCGGGTCTGGGTCTGTGACTTGATTAGAGCCGTTACCATCCACCTGAGGTTGATTTTTAATTTCAACGTCTTGCTGTTCTGTATTTGATTCGTTCACAATCATTATTGAGTTATGTTTTTAGTGTAAGCAAGTAAAGCCTTGGTGTAACTGTTTTTCCCGAAAACTGGGCTGTTTGCCTTTTCGTCAAACTGAAGGTTTTGCATGATAGTTCTAAATTCATCACTATTATCATACATCTGAGTGTAAAGCTTCATGTGGTCAGCTTCGTCGAATAAAGCCATCTGGGTCTCAACAACCTCTCCCTGTTCGTTAAATTCAAGGGCAACGCTAGAAGAAGTGCCCTGTTGCCCTTTACTCCCTGATTTAATTTCGTAATCAGATAAGCTTTTTGCAACAACAGCCTTTCCAGCAAAGAAAAATTTAATTCTTGGTACACCACCTTCTTCTTTACTGACTGCTTCTTCAACTGCAACAAAAGTAGTTGGGGATTCGATGTTTTTGTTAGTTGTGGATGTAATTTTGAAACCAGAATCCTTAATAACCTGAGATATCTCACTAGATAGTTGAACTGGGCTATACTTGCTATCAGGCTTCAAGAAAGTTTGTTCTCTGGAGTTCAACTGTTTAGCTCCAGCATAATACCCTTTGGATTGAATTTCTCTATTTATTAAGTCCCTTTTATCAGAATCTTGTAGTTCCGTATAAAAGTTTCTTGATGCTATAGAAGAGAAATAATCGTAATCACCTTGATAAAATTCCGTTACTCCATCAACTGTTTTTTGGTATGTAAACGCTCCTCCAAGTATATTCTTGGGAGTTTTAGTTGATGTTCTTGGCAATCTATCTCTCTCTCTGTAGTCGTCAACCTTAACATTCATTGCTTTAAGGTATTTATCTCTCATAATAGCCTTGAAAAGATTTCTTTGGTCGTCACTTATTTGCTCAATACCGAACTCATTTAGTTGAAACGTAGTCGGGTCCATTATGAATTCTTTCATCTGACCGCTTCCTGGAGGGTCTTCTACTTGGTATGTGTTTTTAAATTGAACTTGATTGCCAAGTTCGTCATATATTTTTGGTATAGTTTGACCAGTTGGCTTCCCGTCTTCACCCAATACAACTGTAGGACCAAAAAGCTTGTTTATTTCATCTTGAGATTTTAATCCATTAAATCCTTCGTCTCCAATAGCCCGCGCTCCAAACTCTTGTGATAAAAAACTCATAACAGTAACATCATCTGAAGCTAAACTGTTTAGCTCCATTTCAATTCTACTTGCAACATCTTTAAGAGCTTCTGGAGCTATAATTCTTGTAAAAACATCGGATTCTCCCAATCTAAAAGCCCCTTTATATTGTATGTCTCCAGCAGGCTCCCCTCTAACCATGGAAACCTCTCTAGAGTTTCCTATAGTTCCGACAAACTCTTTGACGTTGTCATTAGAATCAAAACGCTGTAAAAGAGATGGGTTTACATCAGATAAGCTTCCAACAGGAGCCATTCTTGTTGCGACTTCTATTTTATTTGTATTTGGGTCAACGTAGTTAAATGATTTTCTGTAGTTTACTTTATTAGTGTCATCGTCAAACTCTGTAGTTATAAGTTCTTGTCCTGGAACGTTTACATACCCTCCTTGGCCGTCAGGAACTTTTAAAACCATTTGATTTTGATTTTTACCTGTAAACCAACTTCTTAGGTATCTTGCTTTTGACAATGGGTCTAGCTTACCATCTGCTATTCCCTTATCTATAGCCTCAACCTTATCAGCGACTATTTTAGTTGCATTCGCTATCTGAGAGGCTTGTGATGTGTAATTGTTTACTTGTGCAGTAGCATAACTACGGCTTGTAAGTCCAAGTATGTTGCTGTTATGAGCTGAAACAGCTTTATCGCGCAACTGATTTGCTGCTGATTGATATAGCTTATCAGCGTCAGCAATACTAGTAGCCTCTATCTCTGACGCAGCCTTTGCGTATGCTGCTAATTCTTCTGAGCGTTGTTCTCTAACCTTTGCTCGCATGTTTATAACCTGCATTTTTCCTTGCAAGTATATATTTGCTAGACCAGACAGCCCAGATTCTATTGGTTTTGTATATACGCCTCCTGAATATGCCATATGATTCTAAAAGTTAAAAAATCCGCCTATTGTTTGACCAATATCTCTAAAAAAACCTCCTACTTTGGTTCCGCCACCTAAAAATCCTGTATTTTCAGTGCCAATGTTTAATTGTTTTAACCCCATCTGACCCCCAGTGTCATACGTTGATTTTATTTGCTGTGCTGTGGCGCCTCTTCTTGCAGCAGCTTTGGCCGCTCTTGTAACCGAAGGGTCTGTTTTACCAGCTTCAGCTTGTGCCATTTCTTGTCCTGTTCCAGCAGATACGGCTAAAGAAGCAAAATCTGTAATTGCAGATGCCTGCATTTGTTTTCCTGCTTGAGCTTGAGCTTTTAAAGACTGAAGTTCTTCCATTTTTCTGGTTTCAATCATGTCTCTTTGCCTTTGTTCATCTTGAACACGCATTACATCCGCTTGAAATTCCTTATCCATTACACTAGCGAATACTTTTTGCTCTTGAGCAGCTAATTGTTCTTGTCCTGAGCCTAAAATAGCCATAGCACTTGCAGCGTCCATAGTTTGAGCTACATCGGTAAAACTACCTCTCATTTTATCAATCTGAGAAATAGCTTGTTGCTCGGCTTCTAGAGACGGCTTTAAGTTTTCTGCAAGGTTTGTAAGCTCTTGATGCTTGAATTTCTGAAGTCCTTGTTGAGCCTCCCTTGCCATCTTACCTCCCGTAAGGAAGTTATTTACAGCTCCAGCGCCTCCGGCTATCATACCTAATGTTGTTAAAAACGGCATTTATTAAAGTTATTAATAATTATACAAATATACAAAATTTACATGTAGCTCTTGAAGACCTCAGAGTTCGCACCGTAGAGTTCCACAAAGCTTGTTGAATTATTGTAAAGTTTAATTGTTGCATGATATCCACGCAACCCATATGATTCAGCTTCAGAGTTTTTAACTATAAAGCAAAAATCGTCTACAGATGGAGTGTTTACAGAAGAAACAGTAGTAATTGTGTCTCCGCTAAAAGAGTTAATTACTCCAACTTCTTGTGTGCTTCCATCGTTAAAATATAGTTTATCACCACCAACACCATCAGTACCATTTGCCGATACTTGATTTGGTATGTTGCTTGAGAATTGGTATTGGTTTGCTCCAGGGATAACCTGTAACTCCCCTATACCTAAAATAGATAGTTTATTGAAATCTAGCTCATTACCAGAGTTTCTTCTTATATACCCATATCTAATTCCTTCTTTATCTTCAAACTTGTTGTTAATTCTACCAGCTTCCATTTCAGAAGTTATTGTAGCATCCCAAGAGCTCGTATTGCTCTCAAGACCAATAGTTTTGAATAACTTGACATCTGATGGATTCTGATTAGCAGAAAACGTAACAGAACAACCATATGTCGTTCCGTAGAAGTTTGTCCTGGAGTTGTTTTCATCATGAATATACAACTCGCCATTCTTGAACGTGTAAAAGTTTGTTCCTAGTCGTTCTGTCCATTCTGGGACATACGAATGGAATGAAGTCCACGCATTGTACACCTCATCCCATGTAATCGTCCTTGTATTTGATGTTAGTCCCATATTAGTCGTCGTCTTCTATTACTGGCCAAGTTACACCATTTGGAGTAAATCCTAGCGTGTTAAGTGCGTTTGTTACCCAATATAAATAGTAATATTGCCATTGGTCAAATCTATCAGTTGTAGAGCCTGGTTTAAAAGGAGCAGTAGTGTCATCGTTTGTACTATCTTCAATATCATACTCAAAAACAAAAGTAGGTGTACTCCCTGTCATCAAATCACTTAATCCATCTGTTCCTGAGTAGTTTGTAGCACCGCCCTCAACAGCTAGCAAAAATGCTTTAAATGGATAATTTGGACTTCCCTGAGAATCTTCTACTTGAAAAACTACTCCTCTATAAAAACCAGAGTTTGAACTATTTAAAGAGCTAACCCTTGACCTTAAATCAGCAATATCTGCATCATAATTTCCATTTGTACCATCATTAATTGCACTAAAAGAATCGCTATTTCTGCTATCGTGATAAATAGGGCTAGCTTCGTCTTGGAAAACCATAATTATAACGTTAGATGCGTCTGAAGGAAAGGCATTGTGTGTGCCTGTAGACTTAAAATCGTTAACATCGTTATCAGAAAGAGCAGCAAAAGTTTCTTCATCAGCCCATTGCTGTGAATCAGGAAGTCCAGCATAAACTATGGTTACTTTGTCATCATACTCATCACTTCCGTTTGTAGCTGGGTTTGGTGTTAATCCCTGAGCGATTTCTTCTGATTCAGTAAGGCCAGTTGCATATAAATCTTGAAGCGTAGATTTTAACGCTCCAGTTCTCATTGTGTTAAGCTCAGCTTCTGTGTTATCCATAGAGCCAGAGGAGTCAAAGTATATATAGATATACGTGTCCACGCTTATAGCTAGTGCCTGAGTCGTGACTGTTGCTTCTGCGGTACAAGTTCCTCCTCTATCTACAATATATGTAAAACTATCATCTAGGTCAGCCTCTGCTGTATGAGTATAGGTGATGGTGTTGTCAGCATTAACAACAGCAGTTCCGTTTGTTGGCTGCGTGCCTATTGTAATAGTGTATGGCGAAGGGATTGTGTCGTTGGCAACAACATTGATTGTAGTACTTCCACCATTAGTGATTCCTGTTACAGAGTCATCAACTAACACAGGTAATGTATCTATATAGTTCCAAACTAAATACAGCTTTTGACTTGTATTACTTCTGTTAAAAGTAAATGACATAGTATTTTCTTCATCGCCATTAGACAGCGTTTGCCCCGTAACTGATGGGTATGTAGCTTGGTCTATAATATTTTGCACTGTCAAGTTTCCAGCTGCAGAAACTAAATAACCCAAACTATTACAGTCATTAAATTCACCTGTATGAACTCCTATCTGCCTTAAAGAAGAAAGTGTTATAGTGTCCCCGTTGTTTGGTATAATATCTGTTCCCATGAATCCAGATAAAACTTCGTATCTAGTTAGCTCATCTGAATCGAATACATCTAAATCAGAACTGTATGCACCTCCACTAGCTCCATCGTGCTTAAATCTGTTGATGATACTTTGACCCGCTTCAGTAGAGTCGTTTACAACAACCAATATGACTTCAAGAGTTTCTGGCTCTGGACAAGTATGTGTTATTGTTACTTGAGCAGAAGACGCTGGCGTTATAGTAACATCAGCAACATTGGCTGTTTCTAGGTCTGTTGAGGTTACAGGGAAAGTTACACTTCCTGTTCCTGTTAATCCACTGTTTGTATATGTATTACCATTATAAACTATGACAATATCTATAGAACTAGATGTTGTATATGCTATTGTAGCTGTTCCTGGAAAAGAACCAAGATTTAAATCATAATTAAATGCTGAGGTAATTGTTCTGATAAAAGAAGAAGCGCAATCTAGTTCTAGTGGGTCTGCAGGTTTTTGTTCGCTTCCCATAGTAAGAACGTACTGATGGAACTTAGGGTCAAAACCTCCAATATTCCAATTACCTTTGTTGCCATACAACTCTCTCTTAAAGAAAGCTTTCATGCCTTGATAAGATATTGGGCTTATACCATCTCCACCAAGTCGTAAAACAGCACCTCTATTTGCATCTGTAAAATACATTCTGCCTTCGAAATAAGCAAAAGACTCTGGGTCTGTTGATATCCCATACTCGCCAGAGAAAGGCACATCTTGTCCCAAAACTTTTTCTATTTGAGATAAGCTTCCTGTTCCGTCTGGACTGGAGAGTATTGTTTTCCCATACAATACTTTAGACACTCTATCTTCTTGAAATACAATTAAATCACGCTCTCTTGAGAATAATTTCTGTATAGAGCCGTATTTAGTGTCTAGGTTTTTAGTAATACCTCTACTTGAGTTGAACTCGTTAAGTGCATTGTACCCAGAGTTCTCGTTAAAAGAACCACTGTGTATAAGACCGTGAGTAACGTTCAATTCTTTGTAACCTTGCTGTAGAATTATGTTAGGTCTGTAATCATATCCTAATCTGTAAGCAAATCTATCGTCTCTTACACTTATACTTTCGGCTCCATTTTCATATGCAAAACAATTAAAGTAAGATAAAGAACAAATGGCTGGGTCTGTAGCTGTTTGGTCTTGTTCATTTCCTTTGTGAAGTCCATTTTCAATTTTAAACGTCTGCTCTGTTTCATAGAAAACCTCGCTATCATCTTCCTTTTGAACGGTTTCAAAAATAGTCACACCGCTTGTAAGTTGTAGTTTTATATCTCCAATAAGTCTTGCAGACTCAAAATAACCCTTATATACACCTCTTGCTTCTAATCGTATATTTTGTCTAAAATTTCCACCAGCAAAAGAGCCTCTATTGTTAAATCTTACTCTAAATTGCTCTGTGGGTTCAAGCCACCAGTTTGATGCTGCATCGTAATACCATTCTGTTTCAGCATCCCACCATTTTTCAAAAGCGCTTCCGTCATCATCAGTCTCATAACTGCCCCCAACTAAAAATTCTTTTTCGTAGTATCTGTAATCATCGTTATTGGAATCCATTCCTTCCCAATGCTCAAATTTTAATTTAATTCTTGAGCCTGGCTGAAATTCTAAGTAATTCCATTGGTTGTCAGCAAAATACATTCCAATACCCCTGTTATCTGTCTCAGGTTCTGAAGGAACATATGCAACCATCGTTCTTCCTGATTTAAATGATTTCACATACTTGTTTCTGTGATATGTCTGGAAGTTGTATGGATTGTAATCCATTGTAAAACCAATAGGCTTTATTTTCATATATGTTCCAGGAAGTTCTACAATTGGTTCGTTGTCTGCATCCACATTTCCATTTATCCAGCCCTCAGAGCCATCATCTGGCACATTATCTGCTGCATTTTTAGTTGTAACGTCTAAAACTTTTACCTTAACTTCTCTTTGCATCGGACCATTGTCATCTGCTTTACATATTATAAAATCTCCTTTCTCTACTTTACCTAGATTTCCTCCTTCTAAAAGAATCCATCTAAATAAATTTTCCTCATAAAATACAGTTGCGTATATATTGTAATGCTCTGATTTAGCTGCTTTTACAAAAAACTTATATCTGTCTGCCCAATAAGGAGGTTTACTATTTACCTCGACTTTGAATGAGTTTAGAGTAACAGAGTTCTCAACAGAAACAAATACCTCGTTGCTTTTTCCTACCTCACTTATTGATGGTATAACAGAAGAATATCTCCCATGTTTATCTAAGTATACCAATCCAACCTCATAACTCTTGAGACTTTTTATAGATGAGTTTGATGTTTTTTCTTTTAATGCGGCTACAGAATTAGTCTCGTTATATGTAAATGTTTCCACCTCATCAGATGTAACGTCATCATCTGGTATGCCAGGAGTATCATCTATTGTATGCGTTATTGTTGGCGCAGATATAGTAATTGATGTCGATGTTGAAGAGGCAAGGGCAAAATCTCCATACTGAGCCGATATATTGTCAGGCGGTGGAGTAGTTGTCACTATAGCTTCAAAGTTATTTGAGGCTGCAGCTAGAAGTGTCGTAAGGTCGTCAGAAGCAGCAAAATCACTTACAGAAGAATATGTTTGAGATAAAACTACTGCATTAGTTCCTTCGTATTCACCACCAAAATATTCATCGGGAGAAGTTCCAGCTTCAGCAGACTCTAATGACGGGTTAAAGAACAAAGTATACCCTTCTTTTAATTCAACATCTGTTAAATCAATAGTCATTTGAGTTGTAGATGGAAAAGATGATGTTAATTCATTTCCATCCTGAGACTGAGCGTCAAGAGAAGAGCTATAACTAATCCTTATAAAGTCCTCATCCGATTCATTTTCTTTGAGGTCATATTGTATGGTGTAATTTCCAAATACAACTCTATCCTCTATAATGTCTTGAGCTTGTGCTTTTAATGGCACATTATCAAATATTCTTGTAACCTCATCTGGAGGTAGCTGTTTGTATATTTTTTTGTTTATAAAAACAAATGTTTTTGTTGCGTTATTAAGAAATGATGAGTCTTTTTTGTTTATACTTTCAGCTATGTAAATATTACTATCATTACTTGTTTTGAAACAAATCTGTATATCAGTTACCCTCTTGTCTCCTGTATTGTATTTTATCTGATAAGAGTTAAATACATTTACCATACCCTCATTAACAAGAGTGTTGAAGTCAAGCTCAAAGTCGCTAGGGACGAACTGATAGTTGCTGAATGAAGAAAGGGCGGAAAACTCTCCGTCTAAATATTTATATCTGTAGGCAAAGGCAAAGAAACGCTCTTTTACAGTATTTTCTTGAACCTGCAGGCTATTTGTAGGAACAACCGTAGGTGCTTCGTATGGGGGTTTTTTATAAAGATTAATATCTTCTTCGTAAAAGTTATTTAGACCATACCCCTTAGCTCTGTTTATATTAACGCATCTTGGATGGTTTAAGTCATCTGTAAAAACAAGAAGCTTTTCTTTCTTTGGAATATTGTAGAATATATTTATACCCGTAATTTTGTAGTCTTTGTTAAACCCCAAAACCTGCTCATCTCCTATTCTTTCGTCTGCTAAAACCCTTGAAACTATTTGGTTTGTTCTGTCATATTCGTATATGTATGAAAATCCGTCATCATTAACGATAAACCAATATATTTTTTCTTCAGCTTCATCAGCTATCGAGCCAATACATTCTGGATTATTGGATAGTGCTAGGTTTGTTAACTTTACATTTCCTTTTTCGTTTTCAATAGCGCCAGCATCAGAACCAGCTGTATTTAAAACACGGATATTACTTGCGTCAATAAACTCGCCATTAGGAATAAGACGTTCATCGACGTCTTTATTCATTTTACCAGTATTAAATGTATTTTTAATCTTCATACTACTTTATCCACTTGTCTCTTCCTCGTAGAATCTGAGTGAGTTCGCCTAGTTTTATAGAATTTAATCGAATCTTTGTATTTCTCAATGACGCTGAAGCTTGTTTTTGAGCTCTTCGTACAATGTATTCTTGTACTCCAAACTTTTGCTTCAATATGCTAGACACTAAGTAGTCATACATAAAGGTCTCTGCTAATTTATGGACTTTTATTTCATTATCTGCAAGACCATACATTCCATCAGAGACATATTCGATAACAATATTCTTTCCAGACAAGTCGGAGCTAAAAAGTATAAACCCTTGGTTTTTATCTAGCACATAGCTACCGTTGTGATTAGCTGAGGCAGTGTCCATCCCGTAACGCTGACCCAGAAGGTTGGTGTCGGGCTCAACAACACCTTTGTCAGACTTGTTAACCCAGTTTGTTTCAATGATTGGAGTGCCTGTTAAGGCGTTATCATTGTTATCCATTAGGATGTTTTTCTGAGCACTGTTGTCTTGTAAATAACTCGTAGGAGTCGCTGTGTTGTAGTTTTGCGGTATCTGTCTAGTCGTACCATCATCACCAACGTAAGATATCTTTACAGGGCTTACAAAGTCGTGTGGCAGGTGCATCTTAAGGTTGTCAGGAAGCTCTGCTTCAAACCCGCGTATTTCTCTTAAAGCGTCATAGTGTAATTCTTGAAGTCCACGCTTAGCATGAAAAACAACTTCATTTCTGTCAATTTTGTTTATAACCTTGTCGTCTCCAACATATGTCAGTAAAAAATTATTGATGACGTCCTGTAAAAGCAAGTACTGATATGTACCCCAGTTGTCATAAGTTGGGTTGTCACCGCTATTTTGGTAGTATTCTCTTTGGTCTATAGGTGTTCCGATTATTGGCATACTTTACGAATTTTGTTTGGTGTACTCTAACTGCTCCTGCTGCGCTGTAATCTGAACAATATCAGCCTCTCTAATACTAAGACCAGCATACTTGCATATCTTTATTACTAACTCCGTCTCTTCCTCCTCTGATATTTCAAAGTTCACAGAGCTGTCAAGATTGTAAACAGGGTCAGAGCTAATTGTGTTATATCCCCAATGCGGGTCTTCTGGTTTCCTAATGTAATTGGCCTGAACAGCAGACTGAATAGAAAGTGGCCTTACATAAATATTGTCTCCAGAGCGAACATAAACAGGGTATGTTACTGTTGGCTGTGTAAGATTGCTGTTCACAATCATATCAAACTTATGTGGAGCGACTGGCTGAACAATTCTACCACCACCCATTGTTGTCTCTGTGCCAAATCCCCCTCCATAAGTAACATTAATTAACTTATAAAGGTTATCGGGAAGTGAAAAATAATCCTGTTCCTCCCCTATAGATGGGTTAGATTGGTCATTGTACGTCAAAGTAGCATTTGCGTAAAACTTATCTATCTTGTTTTGAATATGCTGAACCGTGTCTCCATAATTCAAAGCTTTTTTCCTTGTGTTTTGAAGGGCAACGGCTTTTGAGTAATCATTAAAATATGACTCAAATATCTCAAGCTGCGCTTGTTTTGCAAAATAATCAAACTCAGATGGGGACACATATCCTCTGTTATCTTTGTTCAGCAAAAACATAACAGTATTTCTTACACTATTTATCATAGGATATATTTTCTACAAAAGTACAAAAAAAAAGAGGTCACAATTTGTGACCCCTCTCCCTTTCACGGTGTATACAATGTAATTACAATTTGTTTGTAATGTTTTGTAAAACATCAAGACCTTCGTCTGTCTTAAAGAACATGGCAAGAGCTCCGTATACGTTCTCCCCGAATGGAGCAACCATAATCTTATTTTTCTTGTCATCTGCCCATGTAACAGTTCTATTATCTCCCTTGATGTGTAATATTCCCATTTCTACAGCTCTTACCGCTAAATTTCTTAGCTTAAGGTTTTCATCATCTACTAAATTCATAAACTCTCCAGGATTTTTCTTAGCCCAAAGAATCATATCACGTCTTAGCTCTGATGAGGTTAAAGCAGAAACATTTCCTTTCATTACAACGCGAGCAATAGCCTCTAGGTCGTTGATATCAAGGTTTTTAGCAGATATTTGAGCATCTAGCTCGGAATATAAGCCTTCTACTTCTACAGAAGCATTCTTTTCCTTATCTAGCTCTGTAAACTTCTTCCCATATAAAGGATGTATAAGTAAGAACTTCTGAAGGTTTACATTCCAATCTGGAACGATTAGCGTTCCGTTTTCAAATGTAATAGGCTCTAAAGTAACTACCCCATCTTGCTCATCCACAAAAGGAGTGATTTGATTAGTAGCATACCTTAATGCTCTATTTAGTTTTCCGTCAAAATATGTGAGAGGTTTTCTTCCTGTGTGTTTTACAGGAATCATCATTCGAATAGGAGATTTATTTCCAGTTAATATAAATACTCTATTCTTTTGTTCTAGGTCGGGTAATATTGAGTTATACCCAAAACTTTTTGCAGTTTTTGTTGCCATTTTATTTATAATTTAATTTGATTTAAAAAAGAAGATGAGGGGCAATTATATGCCCCCCTCTCCTATAATGATTATTGCATCAAGATAAAGTTGTTAGCTCCCATTGTACAAAGCGCACGCTCTGACAAGAAGTGAACTTCCATATTATCTTTATCGCTAGTCATAGCTCCTCCAGCAGAACCAACAACCCAAGACTTGTATTTTCTGTCTTCAGTTGGAGATACTCGGTAACGAACGTGTAAGAATGGTCTCTTAGCGTTCTCTCCAAGTACTTGGTCGTATACTGTAGTAGTACCAGCAGGTACAACGATACCATCAATACCACCGATATTACCACGAGTAGTAGCATCGTTTAGATATTTCCAGTCAGACTTATAGAAGTCATATCCGATACGGAATCCTGTAAACCCAAGGTTTAGGGCCATATCTTCATCGTTATCAAACAAACCGTAAGAAGCTGTAGAAGCTCCAGAGTTGTTTTGAGCAGCTAATACTTTGTCAATATCAAAAGATGTTGCACGATTAGCAAAGATTACGTTTTCTTGAATAGCTCCTTCTTTATCAAGAACTTTAGCTAAAGCTTCTAAATCTTCTCTAGAATCAATAGTACCAGAAGAAACGTTACCGCTTTCTGATACTTCGAAGAAAAGACCTTTAGTTCCTTTGTAGTCAACAGAAAGTGCCGCTACACCAGAACCAGTTCCAGCAGGCTCACCTTCAATCATTGAAGTTTCAAGGTAATCCTCGAAACGTAAGCGAGTTTCGCTTTCTGATTTCAAATACCAAAGGTATCCAGAAGCTCCGTTTTCAGTAGATACTTCTACCCACCCAACGTGTGCCATTTCAGAACCAGATACTTCGTATTTGTCTTTGATGATGATTGGGTTGTTTTCTTTAGCTTCGAAATCAGCTTCAAGAGAACCATCCATGCCATTCTCTCCTTTACGGAATTCAGAACCATAGACGAAGATTGTTACGGCGTCATCTGCAGTATATAAAACGTCTCCTCCTGAAGCAACTTCTACTAAGCTGAAGTTTTGATACAAAGCAACTTCGATGCTGTCAGCAGCAGAAGCATCTGTAATAAGAGCTTTTGCTTGAACACCGTTTGGTCCAGAGATAATAATAGTCTGGTTTGTACGGAAGCTATGTCCTGTTACCGCAATATTAGATGCGTCTGTAACTGAACCAGTAGCTTGTACGTGTAGTCTTCCTTGCTCACTCCACTTGATTAAGTCAGAAGAAGAAGGAATCTCAGCTCCTACCATACGCAAGAAAGAAGCTACAGAACGATTTCCGTAACGCTCGAATTCTTGCTCATATAAATCAGGTAGATATTGCTGAGCAAAGTCATATTGTGCATTAGTCAAGTAGTTGCTGTTTTGCAAAGACTTGCCAGGTGCAGGTGTTAGTGAAGTAGAACCGCCAATTGTTACTGTGCCAGTTCCAGCTCCGTCAAAATTAATTGATTGTGCCATTTTGTAAAATGTTTAAGGTTTTAAAATTATTTTTTTCTTATTTTAAGCCCACGACCAAGGTTAGTTCCGTCATTGACGACTTTAAATTTAGTCCCAGGTTTCGATGAATCAACATTTGAACGTACATCCATTTTGATATTTTTCCCATCCTTAACAACTTCATTTACCGCATCTGCCTTGCCTTGCTCATAAAAGAACTTAGCATAAGTTTCTGGGTTCATAGCCATGTTAAGAGCAGCATGATATCTCTTTGGGTCACTCAAGTTGCCTTCACTATCCAAATGTCTGCTAATAAAATTGTTTAAATCTGATTGTTGTTTTACAACTTCATTAACATCTTTTGGCTTAAAACTAAGTTTTTTACCGCCTAAATTAAATTCAAAACCTTCGAACTTATCGTTAAAAAACTCTGATGTCTTCTTCTGAAAGATATCTCTTTGTTTAGAAGCAGCCTCTTGTTGTTTTGTAGACTCATCATTGTATTGCTGATAAAACTCAACAGCTTCTTTAACATCTTCGGGTAGTGCATCCGTACTTGACTCAAGTGGTGCTTTGTACTTATCCCTCATCTGCTCAAAATACTGCTTAGCTTTATGTAGCTCTTGCTTTTTATCAAGACTCTTCCTCTTGACATCTTTCTCTGTATCAGTGTTTTCGTCTACAGTGAACTTATCCTCTATCAAATAATCGATATCAGAATCGTCAAGCTCAGGATTTGATTGCTTGTAGTATTCACGCAGTATAGTTGTTTCTTCATATTCAGAAACATCTTCGTTTGCTTTTACAAAATCTTTTAAGCCACGCTTAGTATCGTTTTTGTACTGCAAATACTTTTCAACCTCCTCAGGAAGCTCTTGTTTATTTTTGTCTTTATTTGAAAGAACGTCTTCTAATTCCTCAAGCCCCATACTGTATTTACTAGTTAGGAACTCAGCAATTATTTCTTGTTTAGAAACCTTTACCTCGGATTCTTGTTGAGGTTCTTCGGCTTCTTTTTCAGCGGCGGATTCCCCCGCTGCTTTAATATTTTCTTCAGCTTCTGGCTGTTGCTCAGGAGCTTTTTCTTCTTGAACTTCCGAGTTTGGCGTGTTTTCACTTTCGACTTCGGCAGTTTCTTGCTCTTTTTTATCTTCTTCTCCCTTTTTTACAGGAGGTTTGGATAGGTCAACTTTAAAGTCAACATCTTGATTTACGTCACTCATAATAGATTAAATTTAAATTTATACTGCAAAATTACTTAAAAAAACTATACATTTTCTTGACCCATCATAGGCGACATGCCACTAGGTTGTTGACCTGGCATAGACTGTATGTTTTTTAATATTTGACTCGCAGCTCCTTCATCTTCAAAATCAACTGGAGGTAGATTTTCTTTTCTCTGCCGTATTAGTTTACTTTGTTGAGAAGCTTGCTTGTCAGTTCTTTTATCTTTTCTATCCTCTTTATATTCTTCTCTACCTTTGTATAGCTCAGCTTCCATTTGCTTTAATTCTATTTCAAACTGATGCTTCATCTTAAGAATCTCAGCATCTATTTGCATCTGAGCTTTCATTCTTTGCATCTCAAGTTCAGCTTTCATTTGCTGCATTTGAGCGTCCGCCTGCATCTTCATTTGCTCTTCTTGCATTCTAGACTGTGAAGCTGCTTGTGCAGATTGAGTATTAGACTCAGTTTGCATCTGGATAGCTTGTTTCTGTTTCTCCATCTCCCTCTTCTCTCTCCTTATTTTTCTTATCTTGAGTAAAGAATTAGCTAAGGTTGCATTTTTGACATCTCTAATATCTATAGCATCTTCTAGTCCTATTTGACCAGCTTGAATAGATTGTTGAATATTTTGCTCTAGTTTTTGTTTTTCCTCTTCATCTGGCTCTATTTCTATGAATATACCAAAATCATGTAGGTGCAACGACATTATCTCGCTTACTATCTCGAAATTGTTTTTTCCAATCATTTTAGCAAAATCCTCAGCAAAATCAGAATATTGAAGTATGTCAGATATTCTATAAGATAAAGCCTCTGCTAGTTTTTTTGTGATTGATATACCAGATAAAACAACATGTCTTGTTGCGGTATTGCTGTTTAGTGCAGCAAGCTTTTGTATTCCAACCAAAGCATATTGGTCTGGATTACTCCCATCTCTAGCCTCATTAATACCTGTCACAGCTCTAATCATGTTCAGCTGATAATTGTACATATTGATAAGACTAGCTATCTTAGCGTTAGAGCCGCTACTTGTAAGCTCTTGAATCGGCACTCTAGCGTTATTAAAGTCACCGTCTTCTGTATAGCTTCTACCAATAACACTACCTGTTTGGAAGTACATTGATAAAGCTTCAGAAGGGTTATAGGACGCTCCATTACCCAAGTCAACACTATTTAATCCATCAGCATCAATAAATACACCATCTGGTATCATTTTAGCAACTACTTGTTGAAGCTTCAAATGAGTGAGCTGTATTTGGTCTGCAAAAGGTATCATTCTTTTAACCAAAGAATCTATGTTTCCTTTTGACATTTTAATAGCTGAAACAATATATGGTGGCAAGGCTTTTTGAAAAGCAGATTTTGGTCTAACCATATTCTGCATAAGCTCCCACTTGATTAAGTGGTTTGTTCCTAAAACCAAAACTCCTTCATACCAAACATCTATTCTTCTAGATACTTTTTTAAATCTAGCTTGCTCCGTTTTTGGAGGGTTGAATGAATTATTTTTCTTTAGTGGTTTTTCACCACCATTTGCATTCTTTTTTACTTTATATACAACTTCTCTATCTGTTTTGTAACAAAAATATAGTAGAGACACATTTGATTTGTCTAAACCACTTTGTGTTTGCATATTTTGTGTACTTCTATAACCATCAAACCTACTGGCTAACTTAGATATTTCCTCAATATCTTCTTGAGTCAATCCAGGATTTATTTTTTTTAGTTCTGTAACGTGTACGGATTTGACCTCTCCGAAATAATAACAATCATTAAAGTAGGGGTCTTCTGTTGGCGAATATACAAAGTTCACAGGGTCAACATACTCTACTCTCACTCCATCGTGTGGGTCAAAAGAATGTTTTACTGCAGATATACCCAAAACAACATTATCCTCATCTATACGTCTTTTTATTTCATCGTAGCTGTTTAGTTCTAGTATCGTTGTTATAGCTGATTCCTCTGCAACCTCAACGCCTTGCTTATATTTAAGTTTCATGTATAAGCTCAGCTCTTCCTCTGATTCAGGAAGTTGGTCCTCAGGGAAGTTAAATACATCTACGCCAGTTGTGTTTTTTATTTCAGACAAGATTGGTTTAGATATCATATCAGCAGCAACCTCCTGTTTAAAATACTCTCTCTTCATAGAAGAAAGGTCGTCTATTGCATCTACCTTAACATCTAAAAGCCTGTTAGATATACCGTTTACAACAACATCAACAAACTTTGGAATAATCGGAACAGGTGTCCAATCTAGGTTGAGGTAAGATAGGTCGCCATTTACGGCTAATTCATTTTTATATTTATCTACTGGCTGTTCTCCTCTAGCATACAAACGTCTGGATAAAAACTCAGAACGGATTTCACCATACATGCTACTGCCGTAGTCTCTTGAAAACCACTCAGACTCAATAGCATGACCTACTCGAAGTCCATACTCATATGTGTCCTTCTCGATGTCTGGAACAAATTGATTAGGAAAACCACTACCCGAATTGAATCTTGGCTTATTTATCATATTTATTTAATAATTTCACTAACAAAACCTTTGTTACTGTATCTTGCAAAGTTAATATTTATTTGATTACGTTTTTCTTGTCCTATATTCTTGCGTGACTGATTTGCCATAATAGCAAACCCAGAACTTACAGTGGCATCAAACCTTGTTCTATTGTTGATGTCATAGTTAGCCCAATCAAGCAAAGTCCTGTTGAAAAACATATTACCACAGCTTCCAAAATCCATATTTGCTTGGTCTCTAAGTACTCCCACATGGTTTTCTATATAACTTTCTATGCTTTCTGCGTGAACAGAGATTACGGCAGACGATGACGGAATACCTCCTAACTCTCGCTCTGCTTTAGATAAAACGTTTTTGTGTTTATCTGGTCTATTTAAAGAAAACGCTCTATATCCTCTTTCTTTTAAATAATACAACAACCTTGGCTTGTTATTTTCCACAAGTATCGGCATACCATAAAAATGTAAAGCCATCAATACATCTTCGTAGAATAACTCAGCAGTTTGAGGTCTTGATATGTATTCTAAAAAAAACATATTTGTTGGACCATCTTCCATGTGAAACTTAGTCATTCCATGTAAAGACCCCTTAGAACCTCCTCCGTTTACAGTTCCAGATATATCATAGGAGTCGCAACCAAAAGAACCCATGTGTGCATTACCAGGATATTTCCTACCGTTCTTTTCTGTTACATTATTCATTAAATCCTTGCTAGGAATCCATGACAAGAAAAACCTTCCTTTGGTTTCTGGGCTGAATACAACTTCGGTATCTCTTTGTCCATTTCTCCAATGAAAGTTACCTCTTGACACTGTGGACTTTATAGCAAAAGAATCATTGTAGTCTATTTGCTCATATATTCTAGTTAGGTTAAATATGGTGTTTTTAGATTCATCTCGAAAAGCATGAGACTCTGTTCTAGGGAACTGTCTATAATATTCGTTTAGCGCATCAGGGTCGTTTTTAAGACTATCTACCTCGTTTTGCCAATATTCTAATGCCCCTTGGTGAATGTAATCACCATTGGTACTAACTTTTGGTAATTTCGGAGAATCTAAAACAGGCTGACCATACATATCAATAAAACCCTCCATGTTCCACTCCATCGGGATAAATAGGTTATACAGCCCGCTTTTTGTCTGTCCATTTGAATTTCTTGTGGTTGGGTCTGAATCGTAATATAGTTTTTTAAAGTTTTCCCCTCCTTTGTCTAAGGCGTTAGAAGTAGAGCCCATAAGACACTTACCTATAACCCTACTACCTAAACGCAAACAAGTTTTTGTTACACGCCAGTTATTTAAGATGTTGTCAGGTTTCTCCCACTTACCACTTTCATCATGCACTAATAAAGCTAATTTTTCCCCATCATAACTATTGTCCCCTGTGTTTTTCCAGTCGATAGTAGTATCTAATCCTTGCAGGTCATTTGTGACGCTGGTGTTTGATATAGATTTCCTAGTGAGTTTAGAAGCTGGAACTCTGTAAGCAAGCTCTGACTTTGGTCTATCCATCCCGTCTTGTATTGGCTTGAAAAAGAATGGGTAGTTCACTGATATAGGCACAACCTTATCTGTAAACATTTTTTTAGCATCACTACCTGTTTTGGATAGTATTCCAAACCTAGAGTCTGACGTTATTGTTGCTTGATTAACTATTTCAGCAGAAGACATAAACGAAAAACCAGAACGTCTGTTTTTTAAATAGCACATTCCGTAACATCTATCATCTGCTTTACACGCTTCCCAATATATAAAGAATATTCTGTTTGATTCCCTGTATTCTGGCCTACCCACATCAATCTTTGTCCACTGCAAGTACATGTAGTGTGTACCAGTTATGTACACGGGTTTTCCGTTGTTCATAAACCAAAACCCATTCTCCCTTCTGTCAAACTCATTCTCGATATAAGGAACCCAAGTCTCCTTGAAATCCTTATTCATTTCATTCCATTGAAATATGGTCTGCAATGGTTTAAGTGCTTTTGGATACTCGGAAGCTTCCCAATATTGGTCTTTTTTTTCAGATGACCTTCTGTATACTTCTTTTGGTTTTTTTGGAAGTGCTATGTTTAGGCTATTGATACGAACAACATCACCAACCATGCCGTCCCTGGATATCACAATCATGTCTAAATCTGCGTCATAACCATATTTAAAAGACTTTTTTCTGTTTCTAGATATCAATACCTTAGACGGTATAAAGTCCTTTAAAACTACGCATAAATCATTATTTAGACCTTCTTTCTGCAAATCCTCCTGTTAAGTTTTTCTTTTCCTCTTCTGGGTTTTCTAGCATATTCTTTTCGTTTTCAATTCGATTTAGAATCTCGAAAGCGTCGAATATTGCTAGTTTTTTTGTGGCTGCTGCATTTTTTAATCTGTCAGCTGCCAACTCATCATCTGGGTCTGGTTTTATAATCTCCTCTTCAGCAACCTTGATTAGTTGTTTTACAGCCTCGTGCCCAGCCTGAATAATTCTTTCTTTTATTTCTATTATATTGCTCATACTATAATAATGTGCATATATCATTTGTCCTCATTCTATACACAATATCTCCATCTACGTCAAAACGATATTCGCTG